TGATTAAAATTTTGTAGTGTTGATATTTGTTTTCTTCCAGAATCGTAAGAAATGCCTGTCATTTCAAAAGAAATTCTAGGAACAACAGTATTGATAGACCTTGTAAATGTAGGGTCTTGTGTAATTCTTGTTATGTATTTTTCTTTTGAACCATAAGATAGTGGCACTTTAAATTTTTCATATGAAGTTGCACCTGACTTATTGTACCTTTGTAGGTAAATATCATTGAAAAGTGTACCAAACGCAACGACAACTTTGCGTATAGTTCGATTATAAAAATGTGCATTACCTAGCATTATGCTTCACCAAATGGGTTAACTTCTGTAAAGTCGATAATTGAATCGGATTCAGATTCAATTCGTGTATTGTCGATAATATTTTCAAATGCATTATTATCAAATGCATTGTCATTAATTGTTCCTGATGTTGTGTAGTAGGCGCCAGATGTTGCACCAATTGTATTTGATGCATTGGCAAAAGTTCCTATTACACGATAAACATCCAATGTTCTTGCAGATGCACCCTTTGTCCAAGTATGAACAGTAGCTTGTGCGGTTGCATTTGCAAGAGTTCTGTCTGGTGATTGAAACACAATTTCATCAGGTTCATATGTTCCCAAACCAGTAGAAAGAGACATAGTTAATTGGCTTCTTGTATAGTAATCACGGATGTTGTCATCAATTTCGTCAGTACCTGTATGAATTCTCTCATTTGAAAAAACAAGTTCTTTCATCTTTAATGCATAAACATAAACATTGCCGCCTCGACCACGACCTAATGTATAAAACATTGCTTGGTCATTTTCATGTTCAACAAAAGTAATTTCCATAAAACTACGAGTGAGTGGAATAAAAACTAAATCACCTTCTCTAGGTCTTGGTAAATTAGATGAACCAGTTGAGTATTTAAATCTACGGCGAGAAACTAACATAGTAATTTCATCTCGCACTTCAAGACCAAATTTAGAGGCAAAGTCTCCTTCACCATCAAAACCTGTTACATTCTCCATATACATTTCAATTGGATATGCAGTTAGGTATTCTTTAACAGTATCTTCACCATACAAATAATCAATTTCATTTCCACTTTTTACTGTTCTTGGTAGATAATAAACATCCATGCCATGAATTTGCATTGCTTCAATAACCAAATCCTCAACGAGCAATTGCTCTGAGGTAATTTGTTCAGCAGGAAAATTATTGAAGTAAAAGTTGGTAGACATTCATCATTATCCAGTAAAGATTTCGCTTGGCAGACTGTTGAAATTAAACATATCTTCTTCAATCTCTTTTATTTCCGCTTCTGCTTCATCATAGATTTCTTTACCATTTAATGTAACGCCACCAGGCATTGCAATGCCACTAAACTTTTTAAGGTTATTACCCCATTGTCTCTTAATTAAAGCAGTTGCATACTTTTTTAAGAAACGGTCATTCCAAACATCTGAAATTCCAGACAAAGTTGCAGTTACATTATTCACATTCGCACTTATTGGTCCAACTAATGTAATTTGAGATGGTGAATTAATGTTGCGAATTTGTTTTGATTCACTACCAATTGTAATGAAATCATTTTCTAAAACTTCTTGGTCAAAAATTGTACCATAACCAGTAAGTGTATTCGAAGATATGTTAGCCGTTACTGTTCCCGTTAAAGTAATTGTGTCTGGAACAAGTTTGCGGTAACATTCAATAATAACATATTCACCTTCTAATAAATCTCTATCCCAATCAATGTCAAGGAACAATCTATTCAGGTGACGATTGAAACGAAATTGCGGTGTACCAGAAAATAATAATTGTAATGAACGAATGTGTTGCATTGTAATTTCATATGAAACATAAGATACCGATGTGAAATCATAAAGGTCGTGTAACCTTAATTGATATCTTAGGTCGAACATGTTGATTGATGAATTAGAATCATCAAATGGCAAAACACCAGTTACAAATGTAACAGCATCAGGTGCATAAATCCAACGGCGAGAAATATCTTCTGCCGTAATTTTATGTTTCATATAAATCTTTTCGGTGCCATCATAATGATAGTCTGCCCAAAATGCCAACGCTTCATCGATTCTGTCCTCAACTTGGTCGTCATCCACATTAATTTGAATGACTGGAAAACCTAATTTTCTTAGACAGTAATCTTTAAATTTTGCTCTGGTTGTAATTGTTGCCATTTTTTATCCTAGTGCAATTGAAAGTGCTAACACATCAGCAATTGATGCCGCAGTAAACGATTCAGTTGTTATAGCGCTAATTCTTCCATTTGCAGCAACTGTTATTGATGGTATTGCAGATGAATTTCCATAAATTCCTGGTGTAACAGAAATGTTTGTGGTATCTGTATTTGCTTTATCAAAAGCGGCTTGTGTAAATGCGGTATTAGCGTAAGAAGAACCTTGTAGTCCATCTAATAAATCTGCATCAAGACCAGAGCCAGTGCCATCAACTGCAATTATGCCGTTAATTAATTGTGTATTTGAAACCGCACCTGTGACACCTGCAACAGAAGTTACAGGGAAAGAAATTGCAGTATTAGTTACACTTGAAACTCTACCATACGCATCTGTGGTGATAACCGGTACATGTGTTGCATTGGCATATGTTGCTGCAGTACCTGTATTTGCAATTGAGGTTAAAGATGTTCCGTTAAAGAATACTAAATTGCCAGTATTGAATGAAGTGGCATTTGTACCACCATCAGAAATGGCGATAGCCTGTGTCAAACCACTTACACGACCACCAATAATATTTGTCTGAAGATTAGCTGTTGCAAATGATGATTGAGCAGTATTAACAGTTACGGCCGCAGCATTATCTAAACCCGCATCAATTAAATTTGTAAAGAGAATAAATCTTTTATCTGAAGTGGATGCATCTCTAAACAAACCAGCGTGTCTTAACGAAGCACCGGCATCATCACTAAAATGTCCATAGAAACCAATATCGATTGCATCAGAAGTTTCATTATTTGCAGCTAATTGAATTAATGGGTCATTAACAATTAAACTAGCCACATTTGTAACTACTGTATTACCTATAACATTTAAATTACCAGTAATTGAAAGATTGCCAGTAATTGTCTGATTACCAGTTGTTCGAATGACAGTATTATCAACATCAAATCTAACATTGTCTGTTGGTCCAATTGATGATGTAATGCCGTCACCACCAACAAATGTAAGTGTGTCAGTCGCTAATGGAACAGTATTTGATCCAGTATCAGCTGCAATATTAAGAGTAGTTGAAATTGAAACATTGCCAGCTGATGTTAAACGACCTTGTGCATCAACGGCAAATGTAGGAATTTGTGTGGCACCACCATAAGTGCCTGTTGTTACGCCTGTTGGATTTAAATTGATTGTAATTGTATCGGTTGTTGCATTAGCAAAAATACCAATACCATTTGCAGGTGTGAGAGTTAGAGTATCATTGTTTGCATCGGCAACCGCAGAGACACCATTTGCTGAAACTGTTGTAAATGCTAATTGAGCAGTTTGGTTGGCTTTATCAAATGCAGCTTGTGCTAAAACATTGGCAGCATTGGCTTTAACAAAGGCCGCATCCGTTTTAATGTTAACAGTATTTGAAAACGCAAATGCAGAATCAACTTTGATATTTACTGTATTAGCAAAAGCATATGCAGCTTCTGCGGTAATATTTGCGGTATTGGCTTTATTAAACGCTAAGTTTGCAAACGCAATTACTTCAACACCACCATCATAAATTGCATCCGCATATATGCTTCCTTTAACACCTAAACCACCTGAGATGACTACTGCACCTGTTGTGTTGGATGTTGAAACTGTGGTGTTTGCAAAAGTATAAACTGTTAAACCATTTGCAGTTACACTTGTTCCAGTATTTGCTAAAGATGCATTTGCTTTATTAAATGCGGCCTGTGCTAGAACATTAGCTGCGTTTGCTCTTGCAAAAGCAGATTCTGCGGTAATATTTGCGGTATTGGCTAAATTAAATGCAGATGATAATGTTGATGTATCTGCAATTGTATAATATGTTGTACCATCATTTGTGAATTGCCAAACATCAGAATTTTCATTCCACAATAAGTAAACATTTGCAGAAGAACCACGGTCAATTTCTAAACCTGCATTAGCGCTTGGCGCAGTTGCTTGGTCAATTGCCGCATTAAGTGTGATGATATTATCTTTAATTAATACTGTTTGTGTGTTGGCGTAAACTTGTTGACCAACAATGGTTAAATTACCTGTAATAGTTAAATCACCAGAAATTGAACCTCCAGTATTTGCAAGTGCATTATTAGCTTTATTAAATGCGGCTTGAGCTAAAACATTTGCAGCATTAGCTCTTGCAAAAGCAGCTTCTGCGGTAATATTTACGGTGTTGCTAAAAGAGAAAGCTGCATCAACTTTGATATTAACTGTGTTAGCAAAAGCATATCCAGAATCAATTTTGATATTGGCAGTATTTGCTAAATTAAATGCCTGGTTAGCAAAAGAAATTACTTCAACACCACCATCATAAATTGCATCAGCGTAAATACTACCTTTGACACCTACACCACCAGAAACAATTACTGCACCAGTTGTATTAGATGTAGAAACTGTGGTGTTTGCAAATGTGTATTGAGTGAGACCATTTGCGGTTACACTTGTTCCTGTGTTTGCTAAACCAGTATTTGCTTTGTCGAAAGCGGCTTGTGCAAGGACATTAGCCGCATTAGCCTTAGTAAATGCGGCATCCGTTTTAATATTAACTGTATTAGCAAAAGCATATCCAGAATCAATTTTGATATTGGCAGTATTTGCTAAATTAAATGCGGCTTGAGTAAATGCAAGATTAGCAGATAACGCACTTTCTCTTGCTAATGGAAAACCACCTGCTGTTGAACCATCGTGAACAACACAAGAATTGTGCCGGCATTTGCAACAATTTGGCCAAATGAATTAGTGGCACCACCAACACCTGAAATAGCAGTATTAACAATACTTGACACACGACCATTTGCGGACAATGTGATAACAGGAACATGAGTTGAATTGCCATAGACACCAGCAGTTGCAGAAATGTTTGTGGTATCTGTATTTGCTTTATCAAAAGCCGCATTAGCCGTTGTTCGAGCAACAGAATCAACAGAACTACCACCTGCATTAGCGGTATATTGTATTGTGCCGTCAGCAAATTGAAAATAACCACCTGTGTTTGCAACAAATGTATTTGAATAGATTACATTTGCACCAGAAATAATACCGCCAGAACCACCACCAGTAATTAGTGATGATGTATTAATGTTGGTTACATTAAGTGTTGCAAGTGATACATTAAGTGTTGCAAGTGATTTGTTAAATGTAAATGCAGAATTGCCACCAAAGGATCCAGAATCATTAAATTGAACTTCTTGGTTAAGACCGCTTGGTTGCGTTGTTCTAATTGAACCAAGGGTATTTGCGGTAGTTTTATAGTATAGAATACCATCGGCGTAGTTAAGTGCTAACTCGCCGTTTGCAAGAACTCCAAGAGAAGGTGTATTGCCAGTCCCACCAGATTGGCGAATTGCAATTACTGTGTTTGGCATTTAGAAAGTTCCGCCACTCGATTCTACTTTTATATTTTTTTCAGTATTATTTAATGGTAAACTTTCGGTTTTTAACACCTCTTCTTTGGTAACTTGTTCAACAATTTCAATGCCTAATTTTTTCTTTGCGGTTTTTGGCAACATTTCTTCCAACTGTTTAGTGTATTCTGTTTCTTTTTTCAGTTGATTCTGAAAATTTTCAGTTTTTTCTTTTAGTTGATTTTGTAAATTTACAATTGTTTCTTTATAACCAGAAATCTCTCGCATTTGAGTGTTTACTGCGGTTTGTAATCTAAACCTATCAGTATCAATTTTATCTGCATTTTCAACAATTGCGTTTTTACTTTCCAACTGATTTTTTAAATTTATATTATCTTCTTTCAGTCCAACAATTTCTACTTT